AGAATTAAGCGTAGTCTTTAGATTATTCTGCATATTATGATACTTAGAAATCAGTTTATATAATTCTACTCTCTTATCTCCGTCTTTCTCTTTCTGCAACTTCTTCTTGGTTGCAATCATCTTTTTCTTATACTTTACACGATTATTATAAATGTCCTGCATCATCTCTGGCAGAAATCCCTGTACATCCTTTCGATAAAATTCATTGTTTGGAGTATAAGTAAGATTATATTTTTCCAAACCATCCAATGATTGAGATTGATCCAACAATCCACTCACCCCTGGCCGATCATCTTTAATCTTTTGTAATTCTTTCGGCAACTCATCTGTAATTAATGTTTCTGGACTTAAATTATATTGCATTATCAAATGCGGATACAGAGAGTTCAAGTCAAAGTTCACAACCCATTCATGAATTCCTATGATTGGTTCTTTAACAAATGCACCTTCAAAGTTTGAAGATTTACTAGCATGCTTCTTTGGTGGAATAACAATTTTTTTCCTGAGAAGATTATTGAAAATTAATGTATCCCACATCCGAACTTGACCGAATGTATTTCCATAATTCACTTTGCAAAGATATGCAAGTGCAACTAACATTTCAAGTAATTTTAATTTACTATCTAATTCTTCAACTAATTCTACATCTTTGATATTGTATTCTATGAACTTCTGATAATCGTTTTTGTAAAGAAGATGAAGGGAACCTTGTTCAGAATAATCAAGTTTACGTTCTCCCAATTCCACAAATGCAATATGGTCAAGTCGATATGACTCTTGATTAGTATAAGTAAATTTACGATACATTGATAAATAATCAAGTGTTTCCACACCAATTATGTTATAGGCTTGAAGTTCTTTTCCGCCCATTCCAAACAAAGTATACGCATGAATCTTTTTCCATGGCGAAAGTAATCGGAATGGATTTTTCTTTTCATCGAAGAGTCGTTTTGCACGATTAACCAAATATGGAATATCAAATGTTTCTATGTTCCATCCTGTAACAACATCTGGCGATTTCTCATTCCACATTTCAAAGAACTTTTGAAGTAATGCCCGTTCACTATCGAATCGAAAATAGAAAACATTCTCCCTATCATGAATAAATTCTTCCCTACCAAAAACATAACACTTGCCATCTATTTTGATTGTGATAGCTGTAACCTCTTCGGTTGCATTATCAATATCTGGAAATCCATTTTCTGAGGCCACCTCAATATCAAGATATGCAATACGAATTTGTGAGAAATCATAATCAATATGTTCTTCTGGAAAATATTCTGCAATAAAAGAAAACTCAAATTTGTCATTACCGTAAATATTGAAGTTGTCAACTTCTTTGTACTTACGAATGAAATCTCGGCACTCTCTCATATTGCCAGGTTGGATTTCTCCAACTGGTTTTCCTTCAAGAGTCCGAAATTTTGTTTTTTCTTTGGTAGGAATATAGAGTGTTGGTTTATACTCTACACGATCTTTGAATCGTTGGCCATCATTAGAGATGCCACGAAATAAAATATTATTTCCCAGGCGGTGTACATTTGTATAAAAACTCATTTATTCTTTTTATCAAAATCGTGAAACTTAACATAATCAACATTTAATTCATCTAACTTATTATAACATATTAAAATGTGTTTGTCAATCCAATTCTTTTTTGCATTGAATTGACCAGCAACAAATAGAAATTGTAAATATATTAACCATATGTATTTCATGGTTTCCTATTTAAAATAATTGAAATTTATAACAACTCTAGTTCTTTCATCTGTGCATGATGTTCCCCGATGTTTCGTATTAGTTGGAAATATAACTATTCTATTTGCAACACTTTCAACTTTTGTTCCATCTTCAAATTCGGTGTATCCATTATTAGTATTCATATAAAAAATAGCAGTTGTCCATTGTTTCGATAGTTTTTCGTGTTCACCAGCGTCTTGATGAAATTTATTTTCAACAATATTCGATGTCCTCGTAAGTAAATTTGCTTTTATTCGCCATAATTTTATTGGGTCTATTTTGATTAAAATGGGATTTAATATTTTCATTGATGAAGAAATTGGAACCCAGTCAGTATAAAAAAGATGAGTAAATTGAAATTTGTCTACATCATCATCAGAATCAATTATCGAATTATAATACCAAGGAAGCGCAGGTTCAGGTCCCACCATAAAAGTTTGCAACTCATAAAAATCATCTTGGGCTAAAAAATCATCTACAATTTTCATTATCTACTGACAAAACCACTTTTGTATTGTACACCACTTTTAGTTTTGAGGGCAGTCATTATTTTTTTACGATTACCTATTAAATTATATCTACTATGGACCCACCCACTATTTGGATCTTTACCATCATAAAACTCTAAAATGAGTTGGTCAAATTCCAAATTCTTAGAAATCCATTTTGCTAAATCTGGATTTGGTGTAGAAAAACTTTCAAAATCTGCGGCCTGCCCATTACAATGCTGACTTGTCTTAGACCCGCCAACCTTGGCATTTAATGCAGGGCTTCTATAGCCAGAGTTAATTGTAATAACACCAAACTGGTCTCTAACCGGTTGCAAAATATGAATTGCAAGATGTGTTAAATTTACAAGATGTATTGAACTTGGCGAATTATCTACGCGCAATCTTTCTGCTGTGGCACTTTTCACCATTTCTGATAGAGCAAAATTCTTTGATACTCTTATTATATCAGCCATAATCTCCTTATTCTTTTTCTATGTCAACTGATCCGGATGTAGGATCATACGTAACTTTAAATGATATTTCTATTGGTTTGAGTGTTCCATCTGCCTTAAGAATAGGTAGTTTGCCTTCAACCGCACCCATCAATGCATCTTTAGCATTTGTGAAAGTATGATGTGAATCTTCTTTTATGATTTTATCCAATTCTTTTTTAGCACTATCTGGAAGGATATCTTCTAACATATTTTCCACATGTTCAGTTGCTAAATCTGTTGCTTTGTCTACGACAAGGCTAGAAATAACATTAAATAATAGTCCTGCTAATGGTAACATAATTTTTCTCCATAATTATTCACATTCGCATTGATTTTCTGCTGTGCATGTACAAGGATCACAGGTGCAATTTTCACAATTGCAATGTTCGTTATTACACATTTTTTCTCCTAATGTGAGGTTTTTATTTCTCTAATATATAGTGAACAAAAAAGCCCACCAGTATAAAATACTGATGGGCGCATCGAATGTCAATTAGTTAATTGACTTGATTTTTTTAGATCCAATAGGAATTAAACGTGCTCGTTTTTCCTCTGGAATCACCTTTTCAAGTTCAACAGTCAACATGCCGTTAACTAATCCACAACCCTTCACAACAACATCATCGGAAAGAGTAAACGATCTCTGAAAAGACCGTTTAGCAATCCCACGATGAACATAATTAGCTTCATCTTCTGTTGATTGCTTAGAACGAATTTCCAGAACGGATTCCTTCAATTCTACTTCAAGATCATCCTCCGAAAGACCTGCAACGGCTATTTCGATGAAATACTTGGTGTCTCCTTCTTTTCGGATATTGTAGGGTGGATAACCCTGGTGTGAATTTGAGGGTGTTGGTTGAAAACTTTCTCCAAACAACCGATCAAACATTGAATCATACCCTACAGAAAATCCAAGGGCTTTTTCGATATCCCCAAAATTCATGGGCATATGTGATGCGCGAAATTGTACCATAATTCCTCCTTATAAAGCGAGGTTATTAAAATTCACCCCTCATTCGCTAGAGCGGGTGACAGTTACGAGGTTTCCACTATGGACAACCTCAATCACGCCATCCTTCACCTTTACATAGATGTTGGAGGCGATGTCGTAAAACAATCCAAATTAACTCAGTAAACGAATCTGCTGTATAACTACCAGAGTCCTTTACTACTAACTTAAATTTTGTTTCCATTTCACCTTCTTCAATTAACCAATTTTGTTTCATAATAAAAGAAAGGGGTGAGGACACCAAAGGATTAACCAGCACCCCTTTCAGTTTTATTTCCATAATATAAACTTCACATACTTATATTATATCATAGATTTTTGAATTTGTCAAGGTTTACTTTTTATCGTAAATTCCCCAAAGAATCCAAAGAGCAATTAATCCTACAATTCCTTCACTGCCAAATTTAGATACAAGAGCAAGTACTGCTCCGACCATATCAAGCCCTATAAAAGGAACTGTTGCTCCAAAAATAATTTGCAATACTACACCAAGTGCTATTAGTGCAAGTCCTGCTTCGGTAAGACTTCGCATCCATCCTACTGCTTTTTCTAACATTTGTACTCAATTAAATTAATGTGACATTGGTAAGTAAAAATTACGTACCAGTTGAACCAAAACCACCTTCTCTATCTGTTTTCTGAGTAGGGGCTTCATCAGACTCATTCAATGTATATTTTTCACATCGAACTAGTTCTCCTTGGCATATTCTGTCTCCATCATAAATCCGCGTTGGTACATTACTGATATTTGTCACCATTGCAAAAATAGGATCGACATAATCACTATCGATAATCCCTTCGCAATTTGCTAGATAAACTCCCTGTTTGAATGCCAGGCCAGACCTTGAATGTAATCGAACTGAAAATCCATCTGGAATATCTGCGATAAGCCCAGTAGGAATCAACATCCGTTCCATATTATTCAATTGTATAAAGTTTCTATTACTATTTATATCAAAAGAAACCCTTCTAGGTAACTCTTTTGTTTGAATTGCACCATAATATTGTACATTTTCATCACGAACCAAGTTAGCATACATATCAAAACAAGCAGATTGTTTCGTTGCAAATACTGGTAATTGTGCTTGTTCGTTTGTTTTGTAGAATTTTAATGATGTGGTTTTACTCTTCTTCACTGCTGCTGTGCTCATCTATCACCTTTTTACTTCCAATATTATATTTTGCTGTTAATGTCCACTCTTCTTTTTCTTTATATGCTAGAATTTTTAATTGATTTAGTGGAACAACTAATTCGGATGTCCTCTCCGAATTTACTAATAAAATCAATCCCCATTCAGATAATAGGTTCGCTATTGTATTTCTTCTCGCTTGATCATTCTCTGAAAAATTTGTAGGTTTACCGTCAAGGGCAAATAATTCTTTAAAATGGACAATAAAATATCGTCCTTGTTTATGTAATATATGACAAGATTGATATAAGGTTTTATCTTTTCTTGAAGCAACACCTATTCTTGTAAGTGTTTCTCTAATCTTTAAAAAGTCATCAGGTTCTTTTAATGTACATTCAACCATCTCTTCTATGTTTATAGTCATTTGATTTCTCCATTCCACCTTTTGCAAGTTTACTCTTAATCTCTTCGATGTTCTCACTAGTGAGAACTTCTAAAGCCTCTTTTGCTTTTTCATTACCGAAACCAAAATATGCTTTGACTAGTTCTAGATTATCAATTTTGTCTGGTTTCAACCATTTAGACCACCTCTTACGTGGTCTAATGTTATTTAGTAAATAGTCGAACTGGAGTTTGCTGTCAAGGAAGTGTAACCTGTTCATTTCATTGACTTGGATGACTGTATCCTGAAAAAAAGATAATCCCCTGTTAATCAGAAAGGGAATATAATCCTTTTCTGCCAGAGAATCAT